TTGATAGCTTCTTGAACTGGAAACGTACCATCTTCGATTAAACTACCGTCAGACTTTATCTCCAATGGGTTGTATTCTATTGTATAGGCTAGCTTTAAAAAGTCGGCAGCTTCTGAAACAATACTAACCTTCGTACCAGCCGTTACAGTATCGTCAATGTAAGTTGTAAAAGCTGTTTTTTCATCTGACGCCAACGCTTCTAATCCACCACCAGCGGCATCTTTTGCGACCTTATACGTAACAACTCTATTCGCACTTACTACACTAGCTTGCGAAATAATCTGCTTTGCTATTGCATCACTCGACGTTGTATCTTCATAGCTAAAAGAGCCAGTTTCAGAATTAAAAACTAAAGCGTCACCGTATTGGAATCGCTTCGCTAAAATAGCCAACCGACGATCTGTTTGCGGTATAATTTCAACTGCTCTTTTTTCAATAAACGCTTTAAAATCATCAAATAAATCTTCGTGGAATTTTATTGCTGTAGCGATAACGCGAATAAAAGTACGCCAAACAGCAACCAAAGATGGAGACTGTATGTCTTTTAGAAAGTTTTGCGAGCTGTCTGGCGCTGGTGTCAAACCGCTTAACTCGGTGTTGGTTTCTTTTTCAGCAATTATCTGATCTTGTATTTCCTCAATGCTTCTGCTCATTTCTTTAATCCGAATGTATTGTAAATTTCATTCACGCGAGCGGATGGAGTTATGTTCTCTGCATCTTTTTCAACTCGTTCGTCTATCTCTAATCCAGTAGCTCGTGAAACTTCTTCTGTCGGTATCTCATAAAATTGCGACAACGCCACAACCGCTTCGACTTTTTGTTCTGTTGTAAGTATATCATCCGACTTCCATGCGAATCGTCTATCTGGAAACGAACCCTGTTTCTGCATACGCGGAATCAATTGATCGTTAATCGTAAACATGATTGATCGCTCAAAAGATAACATCAATTCACGAACAACGCGTTCTTGAACTTCGGCAGCACCGACAAAAGATTTTTCATCAAACATACCAGATACCCCAGTAAACCCTTTGCTAATTTCTTGATTCGCTAATCTGATAGGCTCCAAAAACACTTCTGAATCTCCTCGTATGGATTCAGTAAACATTATCTCATCCTCTTGTCCGAATACACCCCACGGAGCGCGCCCCATTTGCGACATCATGTTGACCATGTTTTCTTTCTGCTCGCTGTCGTCCATATCCGTTTTACCTATTCGCATAGGCATTCCAAATATTTCTATAAACTGCCAAAGAGCCGAAAGGATATGCTTTTTTGAAATAGCTTGTGGCGCTACATTATTAAATATCCCTAAGTCTTTCTTTTCACCTACAAAAATAAACCAATCTCTTAAAGGTGGCTCTTCGTAGTTCCAACTAGAATCGCCTGGATAAAATCGAGAGTGATTTTTTTTGATAACGCCTAAATCTGGAATGACATATTCTCGCGGTACAAGTTCCATATTCTTAAACTGACCGTCAATCATGTCGTTTAACTGAATAAGACTAAATCCAAAATATGGAGCTTCGACACACCAATCCAAAAATTTAAAAAACCAATTCGATTGAAATACTTTTGTCGCTTCTTCGTCTATTTCACCATTAGCATCTAGTAAAAGAAATTCCTTTGCTTTTATCTTATTCTTTAGCGTTGTAATAATACCTTTGATATGACCATCGATTTCTATGTTTTTATACAACTCGATTAATTGCGTTCTGTCTGGCGTATCTTTTCGCTCGGCTATGTTAACAGCTTCGTTCCAATCCGATAAATCATTGGCGCGCCTATATCGAGCCTTTTTACTTAGTTGATCTATTACGGAAGATCGTACGGGCTGCTTCTTAGTCTCGTTTACGATCGGTTTAACATATCTGTTGTTTACGTCTTTCATTAATCGATAAATTTATTAATCAGATTATCAGAATAAACTAATCCGTATTTATAACAAGTAACAGGAAACCAAATCGGAAAAGAAAAAACAACAAAAATAATTTCGATAGAATTATCAAAAGCCGTTTTAAAATCTATTTTTTTAATCCACTTCATGAAAAGAAATTTTGATTTAATTTAGTTTCGCTTCCATAAACTATTCGATGCCCTTTTGTATCGTCGTTGTATAATGGTAGATCGGGTTTGATAATACCTTTTTTAATGTCGTTCAGCATCTCCATTGCGTCCTCTTTTGCGTCACCTCTAAAATCTGGTATGTTCCTGTAATTAATCCGACCGTGTAAATCAAACAGAACTAAATCAATGAGAATAGAAATTATTAATCTGTTTCTGTTATCTTCTTTTTGAAACGGGTTAGTCGCTACAACATCCCACTCTGTGCCGTCTGGCATGAAACCAATTATTTCTAAATAACCGCTGAGCGTGTTTTCTGAATCGTCTCCAGATTGAATCTCTATACTGGCTGGAAATTCTTTTACTTGCGTGCCTACGTTAACAACTCCAATCGAATTAGAATCGTTTGTTCTATCTGCCGCGCTGTAATATATTTTAACGCTCTCGCCGTCTCGCTTTAAAAAAATATCGTTTGTCGTATTCCAACCTTTAATCGTATCGTGATTACCAGTATAAGAATTAGCTGTGTAAACAAACTCCGTTCCAGGCTTTGTCGCTGTTACTGGCTCTCGTACTACATAAAGTTCGTTATTGTTTACAGTCTCGGTCCATTTGGCTTTGTTAAACTTTTCGGGCTGTGTTACAGCAATAGAACACTGATAAATTTTATCAGTTAAAGTTCCGTTAACAGTTTCTTGATACGATACTAAATCGTTAACCGAATACGTTGATGTTTCCGAATAAGCCGTTTCGCCATACTGGACCAGCTCGCCAATATTGTATTGGGTAGTATCATTCCACGTTAGTATGTCTTTAAAGATTAACCCAACATCGTAGCGATGGCAGATCATAGAAGATATTTTCGCAATTGCTTTTTTTTCTGCGTCTTGTAAAACGTAGTCGCTCGAATACGCTGTAACTTCTGTTAAGTTATCGAGTATGACATCGAAGTCCTGTTCTCGTATTGTAGTAAAATAATCCTGCTTTCTAAGATATGCCATATTTAAACCTGACAGGCGAAAATTTTCAAATCAAGTTCGGCGGTATCTGCTTTTGCTACTACTGAGTCCCAATCAACGAACGCGCTAAATGCAGCACCCGATTCAGACACGTTCAGTTGATTGTTCCAAAAATAAATACTTCGTCCAGCTTCCAATTTGAAATAAGCAGTGTCACCGCTTGCTTTCTTGTAACCTATCTGGCAGAAATTTACCGAATCCTTGTTTTCAAGGTAAATAAAATTAATGTCTTTGAATGTTGCTCCTGAGTTCGAAGCAGCTACAGAGGCGATTGTAACCTCCGCTGTATCTATCGGCACTGTTTGATTGTAAACGCTTGTAACCGCCGTTAAAGATTGCTCGTTGCTAAAGCTGTGCAATTGACCATCGAGTGTGATTGAGATTGAAGTTGTAACGGTTAGAGGTGCTGACATGGATAAAATTTTTTACAAAGATAGTAAAAAAAATCAAACACACGCCTATATGTTTATATTTTTATTATTTCTTATTATCTTATCTTATATCTTATTATCTTATCTTATGCCTTTCGATTTGCTTTTAATTCGCTTTTACTTTCGGTTTCTTTTTGGTTTTATTTCGGTTTTTATTTGGTTTTTTATTTTGTCTAACGTACTGGAATTTAAGCAGTTAATCCCAATTGTCTTTATACCACTTTTTACGCGCTTTTTTAGATTTAATTCGCCTTTTTAGCTTCGATCTGCGTTGTTTTAAGTCTTTTTGTTTGTAATATTTCTCCATAAATGGCATCGCTTCAATTACAATTTTTCTGCGTTTTGCTATGTATTCGTTAATACTTCGCATTTTGTTCGGTTTTATTTCGGTTTTGTTTCGCTTTTAATTCGCTTTTGTTTTGGTTTTTTTAGTTCCTTCATTTTAGTTTAATTAAGGGATTATTAAGGATAGCCGCATGGCTGTGACTGCCCGAACTTTCTTTTGTTAACGTGGGAAAAGACATAAAACCCATTACCACTATTCTTACGCTATCCTATCTAGGCAAAATGTGCCTAGAAATTAATAATTTATTTCTCCTTTCGTTCAATTCTTTAGTATTTTTATTGATATGATATTCTGTGATTGGTATAGTCTTTATACATAAATCAGACAATGCACATTCTCCACAGTCTGGATAAAAATCTTTACAATAACTTAATACATCGTCACTCAATTTGATTAATCGCATTACAAAACTTCCTCATATTTATACAATCTACCATAGTCAATAAAGTCTCCTTTAATACCACCTACGCTAACTAGCTTGTCACTTAAAGCCCCCTTCTTTAATCCATTTTCTTTACAGAAAGAAATAAATTTATCTTCATTACCTTCTATATCTGCTATGCAAATAAGTACACCCTCCTTGTTAGTTCTCATTTGAACTGTTTTTATTCCAGCGTTTTTTAAAGCCGCTCTCATTTCCTTAGTGTCTACCTTTACTTTCTTGAATGTTCTCATAGCTTTCATAATATCTGTTTTGATGTTTTGTTGATACAAATATATATAAATTAATTTAATTAATACAAAAAAGATTAATTATTTTAAGTTTTGTAGTGTTTATAGGGGTTACAGAGCGTTAAAATTTCGTATTTCTAACCTGTGGGACGTGGAAATCACGTGTAATTGTGTCGCCTAATTGGTAATATTTGTAGTCTTTTTTTAGAGCTTCGCAAATGAAATAATCAAAGGAATCTGACGTATGCCCGAACTCTTCCGATCTTACCTTGGTTACTGGGTCTGTCTTTTTAGATTTCATCTTTTTACCGTCGGCATCTTCTAATAGATTGGTGAAATCTTTAATACTGTTTACACAATCGCTATCGATACGAATTTCAATGCCGCGGTAATTCTCTGAAACGTCGCCGATCTTAGTTCGTTGGTTTCTGAAAATAGTATTTATAAAACTACCACGCATAACGACAGACGGAGCAGCTTTCGAAACTCGCATTTTGGGCTTAAACTTAGATAACTCCTGTTTG